CCCTGTCCACGAATCCTTCCATAGCCAGGATCGGTCGTCCGGAAGAGTCTTGCGGATCTTCCGGCAGACGAAGCCTGTCCTGGACATTCACGACAACGTCTGGATCGAGGAATGTCACGGACGCGTTGCTGACAGCCGTGCTCCCTGTCAACGTCCGGACCTCCTTTTGCTTCTTCGTGACGAGAGCCGGGCGCGAGATCGACTCGTATGATCCCGCACCCGAACCCGTCTGCGCGAGGAAGCGGCGATGAACGACCTCGGGCTGCAAGTCAGCTGTCAGCGCCTTTGCTGTTGCAACGCCGCTACGCACTGTGTCAAGCAAGCCCATGATCCCTCACTCCTCGATTTCGATAGAGACGTCGGCCACCGAGGTCGCCGTGATGTTGAACAGCACGAGCGTCGTCGTTGGCGGAATCCAGATCTTCTGAATCTGGCCTGCGTTCGACGGCCACGTCCACGCCGCACCAACTGCTGCAGCGAGGCTCACGCGACCGTGGTAGTACGTTGGAGCGGTTGGTGACGTGCCCCAAGCCAGAGCGATTCTGGCCATCGACACGTCACCCGCCACCCCCTGTGACTGCAGCGCCGCAGGTGTGGTCGGAGTAATGCCAGCAGCTGCTGGCCTCCCGATTCCGAACACAGACGCGGTCGCGGCGTTGAGGGTCAGACTCAGCGCACGAAGGTAGCATCCCCGGGCACCTGCGATGATTTCCAGCGCAGCCTGGTTGATGGTCCCGTTCGTGGTTCTATCGGCACGTGTGTAGATCATCACGCCCTCACCAGCTGCCGTTGCGCGCCAGCTGGGTAGCCCCAGGTTGATGGAATCAGGTAGACCACAGTATCAGGGACGGGCTTCGCCTTGACCCCATCTTTGAAGATGAGTGTCACGACGTCCGCCGTGATTTGCTTGATCCCCTGCGTTTCGATGTCCGAATTCCCCGCCATGTCAGAGACGAGGAGCTGACGTGCGTACTCCGCCGTTGCGTGCTGGACTTCGATTGGGACTGTGTCGTCGGGAACTTCCTCCCAGCCGTTCCGCGTGGTCACGCCGGCACGAGGCCAGAGCAACGCCTGCGTCGCGGTGGTTGGATATCCCGCAATCCAGACCCAGTTCGACGGCGAGTCCAAGAGCTTCGTTGCCCAGAGGATCGCCTGCGTCTTTGCATCGTCTGACGCGGCCGACCACGTAGTCCCGACTGGTGGTCGGTCCAAGTGGTATTGATTTGCCACCGCGAGCGAAACGTACGCGTTCGCGGTGGCAGATCCCGGAGTCGTGTCGAGTGGCGTGACCGGCATCGTCGTACTCCTAGTACGTCAGCGATGCCAGGAAGTGCACCAGGTAGTCGATGTGAGTCGACGTCGCGAGCGAACCCCCGGTCTTCGACACGCGAACCGCCGTGTTCACATCGTTCTCGATGAACGACGCGCCGGCCGCGAGAATGGCGCCGTTCGTCGCGCCTGCTCGCAGCAAGGTGTTCTGCGTGAGCCCGGCAACGGCCGACGCCATGAGCAGCGCGGCGGACCCTGCCTGGGTTGCGGAGAGGTCGACCGTGGTTGCGCCCGAAGCCGCACCACCGATCGAGATCATGGCGGCGTCAAGCACCTGCCACTTGACGCCGGGCACTGCCGGCAGGAGATCGAAGCCCGCGTTGATCCGGGCAATGGTCGCCCGGAATCGCAAGGCCATGACCTGCTTGTCGACGAGGAGGGGCGAGCCGCCGAACAGTTCGCCGAGCGCGCACGTCGAGGTCGACACCCCAACGTAACGCGCCTTGCGCTGCCCGGAACCCTGCGGATTCATTCTGGTGTCCATGTGCTGTCTCCTTGTGTGAAGGTGGAAAGGACGGAGAGCGAACCCCCCGTCCTCACTCCACGCAAGTTAGCCGGCGCACCGGACCCAGAACTCGGGACGAGGCACCGCGCCACCGTACAGCGCGTCCCACGCCCACTGCGTCTGCTTGTGCTGACGGCTGACTTCCAGCCGCAGCGAGAGGCCGCTCATCTCGTCGATGGCGACGGCCTGCATCGTGCCGGGCACCTGCATGGACTCCAGCAGGGGCGCCATGGCGAACGCGATCGCGTCGCGGTGGATCAGCGAGTTGAGCACGTGGGTCGCCTTGACCTCGATGTCCTCGTTGTCGACCACGGCCGAGACGAGGCCCGGTTCGAAGGTGATCGACGTGACCGTCGCACCGCCGACCGTGCTGACCACGGTGTAGGTCTGCTCGTGACCCGTCGTGCCCGTCAAGCCCTTGAAGCGGATGATGTCGCCTTCGAGGATCGTCCCGAGTGCGCCGCCGTCCACCGTGATCGTCTTCGTGCCGATGGGGTAGCCGGGACCGTTGTTCACCTCGTACGGCGTGCCCGAGGCTGCGGCGGTGCCGGCGGTGTGGCTCTCGGTGAGCTGGGACATGACCCAGAGCGCGCCCAGCTTCTCGCCGATGACGCCCTTCGTGATGCCCATCGTGTCGCCGCGGAAGCTCGCGTCCTGGAAGGCGCGGAGCCCGAGCGCGTTCGCTTCGGCGTCCGTGTTGATGATCATGAAGCGGGGCTCCATGTCCATCAGCTGGTTGTTCGCGACCTTGCGGGCCTGGAGGTACGCCGAGACGTCCGTGGCGAACGGCGTGGTGCCGGCGACACCGGCGTAGCCGTACGACTTCACGTGGAGCGACCAGAGGTAGCTCTCGATGACGTTCCCCATCGCCTTGATGCCTTCGGATGCCTGCATCGGGAGGATGCCGGCGTTGACCTGCACGAGGCCCTTGTCGTCCATCGCGAAGGGCGCTTCCTTCCACTGCGACAGCGTCAGCGCGATCGAGGTGGGGGTGACCGCCGGAACCGCGGGCGGAACGACGTCCGGCGCGACGTTGCGCGCGGCGATCGCCGAGGCGACGGAGATGTTCACGGTCGCGAACTTCTTCTGCGCCGTGATCTCCTGCTCGTAGGAACGGTTTGCGATGAGCGCGAGCGCGAGCTTCTGACGCAGCGCCATGAGGCCCATCGCAACCGTCGTGCCGAGGATGTTCGTGGTGACGAGTGCTCCTGCCATGTTGTCGGACTCCCTGAGAAAATCTGTGTACTTGTTCTCAAGCAGCCCCGCCGGAGCTGGACGCGCGACTTCACCGAAGCGCGGTCGGGAAGGGGCTTCGCCGAAGCACCCCTCCCCTACCTTGTGGAAACGCGTGTTGCTACTTCGTGTACTCGAACCTCACCGTACCGTCCTGAATGCCCTTCGCGATCTTCTGGTCGCCGAGTTGCTGTGGCGTCGGATCCACGATGACCTGCTGGTTGGCGGGACGATTGACACCGCCCTTCGGACCGCCTTCCGCACCACCACCCGATGACGGCTTGAACGCGAAGGGTGACTCCTTCGTCAAGCCGACGAGCCACTCTTCCACCGAAAGAGGCTCGCCTGGCCGATCGATGCTGAAGACGTTCTGCGCGGCCCGCACCTTCCCGTCTTCCACGATGAACTTCCCTTCCGCCTTCCCGACGATGAAGTCGAGAGCGGAGGGCTCTCCGCCGGCCTTGGTGAACGCTTCACCAATGGTCGATCTCTTCACAGCGTCCGCGGCACGCTTCTCCGCGTCGGCAGCCTTCGTCTTGAAGCTCTCGACCTCGGTCTTCAGCGGACCGACCGCGGCCGAGACCGCCGCCGTGATCTGCGCCTGGATGTCGTCGGGCTTCGTCACGCCCTTGGTCTCCAGCTCCTTGACCTTCGTGAGAGCTGCTTTCGCCGCCTCGGGATCGATGCCTTCGAACTTTGCCTTGACCTGGCGAAGCTCGTCGACCTCCTTGAGCAGAGCGATGTTGTTGTTCCGGAACTCTGCATGGACCGCCTGGGCAACGTAGCCTGTGGGCGTGCCGCTGAGCGAGAGGTGGAACTTCCCATCTCGCTGTTCGTAGAACTGGCGTAGCGGTTCGGCTACGCTGTCGATTGCGTCGATTACGGGAGCTAGCGATGCCATCGGTACCTTTCCTATGCTGCGTCAAGAAGCACAAGCAGATCGAGCAGCTCTTCGTCTGCAAGGCGTTGTTCGTTTACGCGACCCACCGCTCGTGCACGAAGCAGCGACGTGTGGACCGAGAGTGAGGCTGCCCCGACTGCACCGCGTGCGCGCCCCGTCGCAACGGTGGAGGTGATGTCGAGAGATAGTGTACTCGACACCGCACTTGCCCGAGCCCTGGCGTGAATTACCGGAAGGGCCACGTCTAACACGAACGCAGGTGAGACTACAGCAGATCGACCTCGCGCGGAGGCAGATCCGACAATCATTGTCAGGTTCTCAGGTGTCGCTACATGCCTAGCAGCGGCAGCAGCGTGAACTGAGAACGGACGTAGCCAGTCACCCTGAATCGATCCTACGAGCACCGCTGCCGGAACACGACGTCTGCGAACAAAGCGGCGCGAGAAGTCGTCGTCAACGACAACTGGCGCTACGCCTGTCGCGTAGAAGTACGTGATCTGGGCAGCTACTCTCATGGTGCCTCGTTACTACTGCGCCTGCACGCCCGACATGAGGTTCCAGATCTGGTACACGCGATCCGTCAGGTTCTGGTCCGTCGAGACGGCGGTGATGCTCGTGTCTCCGACCACGACGGTCGAGAACTGCGTGGCCCAGCCAGCCGGGTTCGCGGCGACCTGCGCGGCGAGCGCCATGCGCTTCTGCGCGCACGCGCTCTCCTTGCCCGTGCACGGTGTCGGCGCGGTCGTCTCAAGCGACACGGTGTAGGCGTTCTTCACCATGGCGATCTTCACGCGGTTGGTGAAGTCGGCATCGGCGGCCAGCGCCGCCTGCTGGAGGAACGTCTGCTGCGCCTCCGCCGGATGGCTGAAC